CTTCGGACTGCTCTTTATGATTCTATTATAACTTTAAATCTTACTCCCACTGTTCATGATTTCGAGATTGATAGTTTGGGAAGAGTAAATTTTAATATTAAGTATTTGGCTTTCGTTGAGGATGCGCTAGATCAAGCTAAGTTTAACGTGTTCTCTAACGCAGGCAATGCGACTGCGAGGATTAAGAGAAATTTAAGATTAGAGCACTATAGAGAGGTCTGCGAATCGGAGGACGTGCGTGATATTAAGAAAGCGTTCACTGTTATGGCCTCCGAAGAAGTAACCGATAGTTTGTCTGAGTTGATTTCCAAGATGATGGATCTAGATCGAATTTATTATATTCGCCTGAACCATGAAGAAATTAAAGACTTTGTTAGCGAGGGCCCATTTTCGCCGGCCGCTACTGACAACCCGCCTGAGATATCCGATAGCGATAACTATGACGCCGCGACAGCAGAAGCAATCGAAGAATCACTCCAGGTATATCGCGATGTTGTCATGGAAGAAAATGATAGAGAGCTGGGCAACGAAGAAGAAAGAGCGATATCGACTGCGCTTTACTCAATGGATCCTGAAGATCAAATAGTGTCTTATTTTTATTTTTCAGATTTGGTCGACACGATACTAAGAAATGTAGATCTCGAAATGGAAAGCATTCCTAGCGGCATATCGGCTCTGGGCTCTTCCGCAGCCTATTCAAGAGAGGATATCGATGATCTTGTGGCGGAATATGAAGACTATGGAAAGATATTTAAGAAGCTTAGATATCTTTTAGGTCCAGTGGAATTTGTTAATCCTAATGAGGAGCAAGAAAGCGCCTTCGTTAATCTTGGCGACATCCCAATATCTGTGAAGTACTTTTTCGAATGGCTTACGAGTACGATGGTGAAGAAGCAGGATTCGTACTTTTCTTTAAGTTCTTTTATGAATCAGTTTGTTAATAATTTGGTGAGGCATTTCCTCAATGATAGCCGCTGTTTTGAATACAACATCAAACAAAGAGTAAGGCTGCAGCAGATACCCTTTACGGGGCCCCAGGAAATTACATACAGAGGCGAAGAGGATGCTGCAGGCATGGTGCACGACCCCATTACAGTCGCATATGCCGCTAACCACATTCGCCGCGGCGCGATTGAAAATAGAGACATATGGGCCCAACCAGATGGTACAGATGCCTATCCTCTTTTGAGGGATACGGGCTTGAATGGTATAGCAAAAATTGAAGGAATAGATGAAGTTAATTATATGATTTATTTTGTAGGACAGACGCGCCCCTCGGAGCCGCCCGATAGTGTCAACAGAAGAGAGTTTGATGAAGAAAGAGGAATTTACCATTATCAGATCGGCCGCGATCGGGGCCTTGTAAAAGATATAAAGCTAAAAAAGACGTCCACCCCCGGCCTCGCAGAGGTAAGATTTGAACAGCAAGGATACGACGGACTAGAGCAGCTTCGTGTCACTTATGACGCCACAATTGAATCTTATTCTAATGCGAATACTTTTCCTGGAACGTATATTTATATTGACCCCTTTGGGTGGTCACCATCGGCCACCACGGCGTATGGAGATGAGTTTAACTTGACCAAATATGGTCTTGGGGGATACTACATGATTATTAGATCTACGCACAAATTTGCCCCCGGAATTGCCAATTCTTCTATCGAAGCGAAGTGGGTGAATGCTCTTGATGATGATGCAGAACGCATGAGTAGAGACGCTGCTGGTGCCGAAGACCGGAAGCGCGATTGCAGCGCAGAGGTAGAGCGATACCAAGACCAAGCAGGGATCGAAGAGCCTGAAGAGCCCGCCGAAGCCGAGACCGCCGAAGTTGGCGGCGTTTGGGGACTGTTACTTGATGACTGATCTAAAGGAAAACAAAAATGGCTAGCCTTAAAGAGACTTTTCTACAAAATAATAAATATCGCTCAAATGAGCTTTTCAGAAAGAGATTTAAGTATAATGCATACTCTAGAAAGCGTTCTAAAAATCATACGCATTTCATAAATTTTCAGATGGGAGAGAAGATGTTTTATGGCAGGATGACACCTTTGTATGGTATTCCGGTGTCATTGGTCGACCAAACGCTTCTTGCGCCGGTTAAAGGATCGTCAGCCCGCAGTGGCGAACAAGTTCTTGCATTCGACTTTGTTGCGCTGCAGTTTGAACGAATGAGGATGGAGGTCACAAAGCGCCGCCTATGTGGCGCTCTCCCGAACGATAGATATATATCTCAGATGTCAGCACAAAAGGGCTTCACAAATCCCCTTCTTCAGTATGATTCGTATAAACAGGCATTTTTTGCTCAGATTGCGAAGAACTTTCAAAAACGCGGCCTTCAATTTACTAACATCCGAGAGTTCTTGGCACTTTTGGAAGAATACTTGCCTCCTCGTGTTCGTGAAGTGCCTTTTACCTACCCCAGTTTTATAAAAAGTAGATTTTGTGACGTTATGTCTACGGGTCTTGCGATCGAGATTGCAGATTTAAAGTATTCTAATGACGAAGACAAGGTGAAACATTTTATCCGTAGCCCCAACTGGCATTTTTACTTAAATTTGTGTAATAAATATGGATTTGCGGTGGATCAGCATTATCCATGGCGCATAGTTGCCGATCTGGAGTCTAGTGCCATGAAGCGCGTGGCAAAGGCAAGAAATGTTTTTTATGGAAGGAATATGTTATATATTAATTACGAAACAGCCTCCAAAACATATATGAAAATGTTTTTATTCGACATGCTGGAGCTTTATAACCTGTGCTATCGGCGCTTTGTTTATATAGAGGAGGAGTGCTCCGGAGGCGTAGTGAAGCGCCGCAAGGAGGCTATAAAATACTCCCAACCCCGCGACCTGATGCGTGAATTAACTTTTAGAGACGCGATAAAGTTTTATATGACCCTTAGAATAGCCGAAACGAAGCCGGAAATGCTCGACGTCGAGAAAGATGTTTTGATCAGGGACGCTCTTCGACTATACGATGAGGGCGGCGCCGTAATGCCGCTTTATATTTTTGAGGCAATTGTTTCATCAACAGTTGACAGCATGGGCTCAATAGTGTATTATAGAGAACAGATGAGAAGATATATAGAAAGCGCCAACGCCGAAAAGCCTCTTCGTGAATTCGAAAAAGTCTCGGAGGCCTCGCAGAGAGCATATATTGGCCCCTCTGGAGCCCCAGTTTATGTGGAAGCTGACGGCGGCCAAGCTGAGTCGCTTACAGATGCGGATTCTGTGAGTACTGCATTTGGCTCATTCGGCGCAAGAAATGGGGTTTCTGCGGGAACATTGGCCGGCGGCGGAGGTGGCTATTGATATTCCAGGCACTTGACGACAAGTCAGAATGTATTGGAATTTACGCAAATGGCAAGTTGTCGTTTGAGGATTTCCCAGAAAACCTAACAAAAACTTGGCGCTTCAGCGCATCCATTACAAATCCGGCGGTGGAGTATGCCTGGATACGCGCTGGAGGGCGCAATATTGCCGATTGCTGCCCAGAAGATTTATGTAATGAACTCCAAGCTGCCCAAAGAAAAATGAAGGCTTATTTAAAGTCTTTTAAGATTGCCAAGGTTAGTATGGCCGATCATTGTGTGTTTGATCTGATTCCTCACGATTTTCTTGTGCAGTTCTGCGAGATTAAAAATAAAATCACCGAGTATGTTTTTGAGACTTACGAGAAGCCGCAGAACTATGAGCATTTGGACGCAGTTTACAGACTCCTTCATAAGATCCGCTATCAGCGACTTAATCTTAATGGCGATGACTGTAAACACCTGTTTTATTCTTCTATGAACCGACAAAAGATTCAAGAACTAATGAAGAATTTTCGACGCATTGATTATAATCTGTTTGGAACGGTGACCGGCAGATTGACCACTCATCCCGAATCCTTTCCCATTTTAACCTTAAAGAAAGATTTGCGCCGTATAATCAAGCCTCACAATGATTTGATGATGAGCCTTGATTATAACGGCGCCGAAATTCGCACGTTGTTAGATCTGAGTGACCAGCAGCAGCCAGAGTATGATATTCATGAATGGAATATTCAGAATATTATCAACGATCTAGAAATGACACGAGAAGAAGCAAAGCTTTACTTTTTTGCGTGGCTATATAACCCCGAATCGAACGATATCGAGTCAGAATATTATGATCGTGAAAAAGTTCTTGACAAATATTATAAAGACGGCTATATTCATACACCATACGGACGTAAAATCAAAGTGGAACAGAGAAAGGCATTGAATTATTTGATCCAAAGCACAACAGCTGATCGCGTTTTAGAGAAGGCCGTCCTGATTGATAAAATGTTGGAAGGTAAACAATCGTTTATCTCTCACGTTGTCCATGACGAGATTGTAATTGACTATTCAGATGAAGATCGCGATATGGTGATCGGCATCCGTGACATTTTTGAAGACGGATATCTGGCTAATTTGCGCGGTGGTAAAGATTATTATAATTTGAATGAGATAAAGTTATGATTTCGATCGTCGGCCTAGGCACCGCTGCCTCCAAGATTGCTGAAAAATTTAAGAGCACTAAGAACTACAATGTGTATATATTGAACGATAAGGTAGAGAGAAAAACAAAGTATAGATTTAAACTAAAGTCTTATAAGACGCCGGAAGAGTATGAAAAGAATATCCCTGATGTGGAAAAGTTCTTTTCCGCAATAGATAGTCATGCCCAGGTTTTCATCGTTGGATCATCTTTTAGTTCCAACTATTCTCTTGGAGTGTTGCAGCAATTGCAAGGTAAGAAGATTGATGTGTTTTACATACAGCCGGATACTGAATTGATGACGGGGATCCCAAAGGTTTTAGATAAGATTGTTTTTAGTGTTCTGCAAGAGTATGCTCGTTCTGGCTTGTTGAACTCGTTCACGCCAATTTCTAATACTATGGTCGAGAGATCTATCGGGAGCCTTCCTATTAAAGCATACTATGATAAAATCAACGACTCTATCTTTTCAACAGTGCATTATATAAATTATTTTAATCATGCAGAGCCGGAAATTGGAATGACAGCTAAGCCGCTCGCCATTAACCGTATTAGAACTTACGGTTTATTAAATACAACAAATTTAGAAGAAAAATGGCTTTATGAGCTTGACATGGAACGAGATACGTGTTACTATTTATGTATAAATAAAGAGAGATTAGAAAATGAAGGAGGCTTGCATAGGAAAATCGTTGACATACTCAAGAAAAAACCTAGAAATGCATTTAGGCGGGTTTCTTATGCAATTTATGAAACAGAACATCAAGACTTTGGGCTCTGCGTTGCCCACACTAACGCAATACAAGAATACACTTGACAAGCTAAGTTGAGTGTTATACAATAGAAATCAAGGAAAGCTTGATTTACTTTACCCAACAACAAGGAGAAATAAAATGGGAATCAATATGGAACTGATGCGGCAGAAGCTCGCATCCCTTCGCGGCGAAGGAAACAAGGACGCAAACTCGGTTTGGTTTAGGCCAGACGAGGGTGATACAGATATTCGGATCGTGCCGACAAATGATGGCGATCCGTTGAAGGAAATGTTCTTCCACTATAACGTGGGCGAGCATCGCGGAGGTATCCTCTGTCCAAAGCGCAACTTTGGCGAGCACTGCCCCGTGTGTGAATTTGCTTCTTCGCTTTGGCGCGAGGGAGTTGATAACAACGATGAGGAGAGCAAGAAGCTTGCGAAGTCACTCTTTGTGCGCACTCGCTATTTCTCGCCCGTTGTTATTCGTGGTCGCGAAGACGAGGGCATCAAGGTCTACGGCTACGGAAAGCAGGCTTACGAGCTACTCTTGGGATACATCTTGGATCCCGAGTACGGTGACATCACCGATGTCAAGGAAGGGACGGACATTACCCTTACTTATACCAAGCCCACTAAGCCTGGAGCGTACCCCCAGACGAACCTAAAGATGCGTCGAAACACGTCCACCCTCCTGGCAGACAGCGAAGCGATCCCCGCCCTCCTCGATCGCATGCCTGATTTTGATGGTCTATTCGATCGTCTCAGTCCCGCCCAGGTCGACGCAATCCTCGATGAGCAGCTTTCGGGAAGTTCTTCCGCAGAAAGTCGCTCGTCTGAGACAGCCAAGTACGGCGCCACCAATGGTAAGAGTGATGTAGACCGTGCGTTTGATGAATTGATGACAGGCTAATAGTAACTAGGTGAGTCTAGTACCGATGGCAGAGCGGGGTTAAATACTCTGCCACATTTTTTATATTATGACCAACGAACTTGACAATTTTCCGTGTACTAAATGTGGTGGTTGCTGTCGCAAATTATATGTATCGAATTATAATGATTTTATTAGGCATATTCTTAGCGAACAATTACAACAGCCGCAGCCCCCGCTGCCTACAAAGGAATCGGACGGCTCGTGCCTTCATTTGAAAGAAGATAATACATGCGCCATCTACGAAGATCGCCCCACCATATGTCGGCTGAGCAAGAACCGCCTGTTTTTAGGAGAAGGATCCATGCAGGAGAAATTAGGATACACCGATCTTGAATACAAAGATTCGATAGTTGACGCCTGCAATAAGTTCGTTAGTGTATATAAGATGGATGACAAGTTTAGGATCGAGGTTGACGATCCAGAAAGAGTAAAAAAAAATGCTGCTAAAATTATGGGCCTGTGGGCGCCCCTTATAAGTGAATATTATTATAAATTTAAAAAAGATTCAAAATCTAGAATAAAAGGATTACTTAGGAAAGCTAAATGCCGAAAAACAAACAAAATGAAAAAAAGATGAAACCGGGCCGCGTTGCCTTGCACGATCTAATGAAACTGGTGAATAAAAAGGCCGGCAGAAATGTCGCGCATGACCTGACGGGCGACAACCCCACGCAGGTAAAGGAGTGGATCCCTACCGGCTCACGCTGGCTCGATTCCATTATTAGCAAGGGTCGAGTCGCCGGCATACCGGTTGGTAAAGTCACAGAGATCGCCGGCCTGGAGGCAACAGGCAAATCTTACATGGCTGCGCAAATCGCAGCAAACGCCCAAAAACAAGGAAAATTGGTTGTATATTTTGATTCCGAATCAGCAATCGATCCTACTTTTTTGGAAGCAGCAGACTGCGATCTAGAGCGCCTAATGTATGTTCAAGCAGCCTCTGTTGAGTTTGTATTAGAGATGATTGAAGAGTTGCTCGGAGCTACCGATGAGAAGCTCGTTTTTATCTGGGATTCGCTTGCATTTACGCCCGCAGTCTCGGACGTTGAAGGCGATTTTAACCCGCAATCTTCGATGGCGATGAAGGCTCGTATTCTTGCGAAGGGAATGTCAAAGCTGACGATCCCTATCGCAGACAAGCAGGCGACCTTTATTGTGCTTAACCAGTTGAAGACAAACATTCCACAGGGGCCGACAGCGCGAATTATTGCAATGACAACACCCTATATTACTCCAGGCGGAAAGGCCATGCATTATGCGTATTCTTTGCGCATCTGGCTTACAGGACGCAAGGCTAAGTCTTCGTTTGTTTTGGATGATAAGGGTTTCCGCATTGGCTCTGAAGTTAAAGTTAGGCTTGAAAAGTCTCGCTTTGGCACACAAGGTAGATCGTGTGCTTTCCGTATTCTTTGGGGTAACGAAGTTGGCATCCGAGACGAGGAAAGCTGGTTTGATGCAATTAAATCATCTGATTGCTTGACAAGTGCCGGCGCATGGTATACACTAAGAACATCAGATGGTTACGAAAAAAAGTTCCAACCTTCTAAATGGACCAGCCTAATTACTACAGACAAAGAATTCAGAGACAAAGTATTACAAATTATGGATGAAGAAATCATCCAGAAGTTCGTCAAAAGGGAAGGAAATGCAGAAGCTTATTATGCAGAGCCTGAAGATTTGACAGTCCCACACAAACAATAGGAGAAATTATGACTTCACTAATCACAGCACTAATGCTGGCAACTCAACTTAGCGTTGCAGATGCAAAACCCGCAGCACATCACAACAAACGCCGGCCACGCGCTCATCAGAACGCGCGCCCGAATAAGCCCGCCGTTCGGCCCGCACCGCGCGCAGCCCCTAGAAATGTTGTTGTCGTGCGTCCAAGGCAACCAGCACCGCCCCCGCGCGCTCGTGGAGCCCACCATGTCCAGTGGCACAATGGCTATTGGGTGCGCACTCATCGTAATCCGGCCTTTATCTGGCGATGGAATGCGAATGTTGGTCGTTGGACCGTCGTCATTAGATTCTAAAAAAACACTTGACCTAGCCCCCTCAATAAGTTATAATGTATTATGACTTGAGGGGGCTTTATTTTGTCGGATTATGAAATCAGTCCAGATAAGTTGCATGAATACACCGGTCGAGTCGGCCGCTACTTAGAGCACGCTAAGAAAGTCGCAACACAGTCTGGCGAGGACTATCGCCATGGCGCCGTATTAGTTAAGGGCGGCTCAGTAATAAACACCAGTATCAACAAGAACAGCTATTGTTCGTTTGGAATGCGTTTTCGCAAGAAAGAGCACGGCCTAGCAACCGTTCACGCAGAACTTGGCGCCATTCTTGGGATAGATAAGAAACTTACACTCGGCGCCACCATATATGTGGCAAGAATAGGAAAACAGGACACGTACAGACCGTCACAGCCGTGCGGAATGTGTATGGCCGCAATGAGATACGTAGGCGTTAAGCGTGTCGTATTTACAATCAACAACAAATTTGCAGGGAGTTACAAATTATGAAAAGAGTATTAATTATTGATGCATTGAATGCATATCTGCGGGCCTATATTGTGGACCCGTCGCTATCCACTAACGGACAGCCGATTGGTGGACTGAAGGGGTTCATCAAGATCCTACAGAAGCTTGTCCGAGAGACGAAGCCAGACAACATTATTATTGCGTGGGATGGCCCCGATGGCTCCCGCAAGCGCAAGACTATGGACAAGAACTACAAGGCAGGCAGAAAGCCCATTCGCCTTAACCGTGCCATCCGCAACCTGACGGAAGACGAGGAGCTAGCCAACAAGATGTGGCAGCAGAAGCGCATTATCGAGTATATGAACGAGATGCCGATCATCCAAGTGCTGATTGAGCAGATTGAAGCAGATGATATCATTTCATACGTTACACAGATGAAGCATTATGATGGCTGGCAGAAGATTATCGTGTCAAACGATAAGGATTTCATGCAGTTGTGCGATGATGAGACTATTTTGTGGCGCCCCACTGTAAACGAAATGCTCAACGCCAATCGTATCGTGGAGACGATCGGGGTTCACCCGCGCAACATGGCACTCGCTCGCGCGATGGCCGGCGATGCATCGGACAATCTGCCGGGTATCAAGGGCGCCGGATTGAAGACTATTCAGAAGCGCCTCCCCTTCTTGGGGGAGGATAAAGATTGTACCATTCCAGAGGTTATAGACTACTGCGTCAAGAGCACAAAAGGATCGCGCGTAAAGTTTTACGATACAGTAATTGAGAATAAAAAGCTAGTGGAACATAACTATAAAATGATGCAGCTTTACGCGCCCCAAATGTCTGTTCAGGCAAAGCAGTTTACACAAGAAGCGGTGGAGAATTTCGAGTGTGATTTCAACAGGACAGAGCTAATTCGCATGATGCGTGAAGACGGATTTGGTGAGTTAAATTGGGAAGATCTTAAGTCACAGTTAAACAAGATCAACTATGAGTGCGTTGACAACGCAAGTGAATAAAATTTGATCTTACCTTGACATTCGGGTAGGATCGGCTATAATTATAAGACAGGCAGAGGGCATTAATGATCGCAGAAAAAGCAAACTTCGGGAGGTATGGGAAAACCTTCCAAGAAGGGCTTGTTCAGCTAATCTTTGAGGATCGACCGTTCGCGGATCAGATCACAGAGGTACTGGACATCAATTTTTTAGAACTTGAGTATCTTCAAGTTTTTCTACGAAAGATTGTAACATACAGAGCAAAGTACAGCACGCACCCATCTTTGGATGCGATGATGACGATTGTGCGAACTGAACTTGAGAGCGAAGATGAAGTAACACAAAGGCAGGTACGAGAGTATTTCGCGCGCATCCACACTCGCGAGCTTCAAGACAATGACTATATCAAGGAAACATCGTTAGACTTCTGTCGTAAGCAGAACCTTAAAGAGGCGATGATGAAGTCTGTTGGGCTACTTCAGACGTGCTCGTTCGATGAGATTTCTAAGGTCATCAACGACTCGCTTAAACTTGGATCCGAGAACAACTTCGGCTATGATTATCTGGCCGACTTTGAAGAGCGGTTCATGCCCAAACACAGAAATCCAATTACAACTGGCTGGAAAGACATCGACGCAATTGTGGGCGGTGGTCTAGGCAAGAGCGAGTTGGGAGTTGTGATTGCTCCGACTGGCGCAGGTAAGAGCATGGTGCTGGTCCACCTAGGAGCAGCCGCACTGCGAGAGGGCAAGACTGTGGTTCAGTATACTCTAGAGCTACAGGACACAGTGATCGCAAATCGTTACGACAGCTGTATTACCGGCTATCCCCTCTCGGACATCAAGAATTTTAAACAAGAGATATACGAAGAGATTAAAGACTTTGAAGGCAATCTGATTATCAAGGAGTATCCCACGAAATCAGCGTCTACCAACACAATCCGCGCACACTTATCGCGTCTTGTGAAGCGAGGAATAAAGCCAGGAATGATCATAGTAGACTATGCCGATCTTCTTAAGCCTGTGCTCGTCAGAAAAGAGAAGCGAAACGAACTGGAATCTATTTATGAAGAGCTGCGCGCACTATCCACAGAGTTTCAATGTCCTATTTGGACAGCATCACAGACAAATCGCTCAGGACTGAGCGCAGAAGTAATCACGATGGAGCAGATCTCCGAGGCCTTCAACAAGTGCTTCGTGGCTGACTTTATCTTCTCTGTCTCTCGCACGATCGAGGACAAACAAAACAACCAAGGTAAAATCTTTATTGCCAAGAATAGAAATGGCCCTGATGGAATGATTTATCCTATCTTTATGGATACGTCAAGTGTCAACATCAAGATTTTACCAAAGCCCTCGGCGCCGCCCGGGCAAACACAAAATCAGGTGGCTACCGCGCCTGTGGCATTGGATCCGGCGGCACAGAAGCAGTTATTATCAGCGAAATATACAAAACTAAGAGGAAAACGCAAATGAGAACATTGGAGAACATCCGCAGATTTAGACTATCAGATACCTTTATTGAGCCTTATAAGCAGCAAGAAGTACCATGGGGTCCGTTGGGGTATGTGACCTTTAAACGTACATATGCTAGACGATTGAATGAGTTTGACCCAGAAGCTACAGGCTCCGAGGAATGGTGGCAGACGTGCCGACGCGTCATCGAAGGAATGTTCAACATGCAGAAGCAGCATGTGTTCATGCTTGGCTTGGAATGGAATGACAACAAGGCTCAGCGCACCGCTAAGGAGGCGTATGATCGCTTATTTACCCTCAAGTGGACGCCCCCCGGTAGAGGGCTGTGGATGATGGGAACCAAGTTCGTAGAGGAGCGCACCGCCGCAGGGCTATTCAATTGCGCTTTTCGCTCAACACGTGACCTTGCCACCAAGGGCGGTTATCTTTTCGCATGGATGATGGATGCGTTGATGGTTGGTATTGGCGTGGGCTTTGATACCGAGGGAGATAATTCGGTTACTATCAAAGAGCCGCAGTTCACTAACGACACCTTAGTTATAGATGATTCGCGAGAGGGATGGGTCGATTCGGTTCATACATTGCTCGATGGTTTCTTTTTTGGAAACAAGGTACCCAAGTTTGACTACTCCGCAATCCGGCCCGAAGGGGCCCCAATCCGCGGATTTGGTGGAACGTCAAGCGGCCACGGCCCCCTTAAAGAACTTCATGAAAACCTCGCAGAGCTATATACAGCTAAAGTTGGCGAACCCATCACATCTGTAGATATTGTAGATACAGAGAATTTGATCGGCCGCTGTGTGGTGGCCGGCAACGTCCGACGTTCTGCCGCGCTAGCTATGGGCGCTTACGATGATCGCCAGTATCTTGAGATGAAGAATGATCAGGAGAAGCTTTATCATCATCGTTGGGGTTCGAATAACTCCTTTAACGCCGTGGTGGGAATGGATTATACGTGGCACGCAGAGCAGTCGCAGAAGAATGGAGAGCCAGGATACATTTGGCTTGACAACGCTCGCACCCGCGGCCGCTTTAAAGACGGCCCCCGCTACGACGATATTAACGTGGCCGGCTTTAACCCCTGCGTCGAACAGCAATTAGAAGATGCGGAGTTGTGCTGCCTTGTGGAGACATTCCCAGCAAAGCACGATGACTATGAAGATTATGTAAGAACACTAAAGATTGCGTATCTATATGGTAAGACAATCACGCTCTCTAACACACACTGGCCAGAGACTAACGCCAAGATGCTCAAGAATCGACGCATCGGATTGTCTCAGTCTGGCGTTGTGCAGGCGTTCAACAAGCACGGCAAGCGTGAAATGCTTAACTGGTGTGACAAGGCGTATGAGCATGTGCAAGAGTTAGATCAGGAATATTCCAATTGGCTTTGTATTCCCAAATCTATCCGCATGACGAGTATCAAGCCAAGCGGCACGGTGTCGCTTCTCAACGGCTCCACTCCCGGCATACACTTCCCAGAAGATGAATATTATATTAGACGGATAAGGTTCTCAAAAGATTCAGATTTACTTAAAACTTTATCCGAAGCAGGGTATAATATGGAGGATGATAAATACTCGCCTAATACCGTGTGTGTTGAGTTTCCTGTCCACGAACCTTATTTCCAAAAAGGAAAGAGATCAGTCTCGATGTGGGAACAACTGGAGATGGCAGCACAATACCAGCACTACTGGGCAGACAACTCGGTGTCTATTACAGTGACGTTTAAGCCGGAAGAGGCCAGTCAGCTTAAGGATGCATTAGAAATGTATGAGACAAGATTGAAGGCGGTTTCGTTTTTGAAATATGAGGAGACTGGCTATGTACAGGCTCCATATGAGCCTATCACGAAGAAAACGTACGAAGAACTAATCAAAAAGATAACCCCTATCCAGAGATTTGATAGCGCTGAGGGCGGAAGTGGGACTAAGTTCTGCACAAATGATAGCTGTACAATTTGAGGTGAGAAGTGAATTTTAATCATTTAATGGAGAACAAAACTCTCCAGCGCCGGTGTCGAAAAGACGGCGGTGAATGCTATTGGGCACCCACAGGCAATATTCGTGCGATGGTGGGTGGCCACGTTAATGTGAGTATGTATTGTAAAAAGTGCAAAAGTCGCGAAGAGGTTTTTCTAAGCGAGACTTTATACCAGAGACAACAAAAGATTTTAGAACAAGAGGTGGGAAATGTTTAAACCAGTTAACAGATATATTCAGATAAAGTTGCCAAAACCTAAGCCGCAAACAGCAAGCGCCATCGCGTTGCCTGACGATTACAAACCGACAGAGGCGCGCCACATTACAGCAGAAGTGGTGAGCTATGCGTCGGATGTTCGGTTTAAAGAACAGATCGCGTATGGGGTCTCTGTGATCGTTGATAAGTCAATGATTGAAGAAATTACTATAAATAATAGTAAAATAAACGTTGTTCTTGATAATTATATAGTGGGGATTATTAACTAAATGGGAATAACGTGCGATGCCAATAGACAAGAACTTTTATAATGAATCGTCAGCAGCTAAGCTTGGATGGGATCCGACTTGGTTTGGTGAGAAGTATTTTGATGACAAGCTAACGCGCGCCGTCAAGAAATGGCAGAAAGAAAACGATCTGGCGGCAGACGGTCTCTGTGGTCCAGCTACCTTTCGTCGTTTGTGGACGGAGAGGCAGGAAAACATAGACGATCATCAGCCTAAAACTTGTCGCTACTCAAATTTTATTGTTTATCAGGGAAACTTTACAGCTATTGACTGGGACAAAGTTGTTTTGTGGTCCGAAGAGGGTGGCCTAGAAACGCCTTCCGGCCATTACTATAATTATTCTGGGCGCCCCAAGCGCAACATTCGTCTCTTTGTTAATCACTGGGATGTGTGTTTGTCCTCTACATCCTGTCAACGTGTGTTAGATAGGCGCGGAGCATCAGTGCACTTTTTGATAGACAATGACGGCACTATCTATCAGACATTAGATATGCAGCATGGCGCATGGCACGCAGGCTCCGAGCGGGTGAACCGCGCGTCAGTTGGCGTCGAGATTTCAAACGCATATTATATCAAGTACCAGGATTGGTATGAAAGGAATGGCTTCGGCTTGCGTCCGTTGGTTACCGACGCCTGGGTTCATGGAAACAAGCTAAGAGAGCATACAGATTTCTATCCTGTTCAGATCGAAGCTCTCAAGGCGCTTTGGAAGGCAATTCACAAAGCAGCCGAGATCCCCTATGATGCCCCCACAAACCAGTTCGGCTCCACGTCTACCAAGTATGAGCAGGGCGTAAAGTATGGTAACTTCTCTGGGTTTATCAGTCACTATCACGTCAGCAAGGGCAAAATCGATTGCGCCGGTTTAGATATCGTCAAGTTGCTTGAAGAAGTGAAGGACGATTGATACTTGAGTATGAAGACATCGTTGTTGGTAGTGATTTAAAGGCGGTATTATTCGCCTTTAATAATAATCTACCCATCTTCTTCTCAGAGCCTCGGAGACCTTTTCGGTTTGGCTTTCTCGCACCTAACATAGATTTAGGGTGCGTTAAACTTACTAGGAAAAACTTCACAGAACTCACAAACATTACCGAGGTTAAAATTGTGGGTCTCCGAAAGGAGCTGCTCTGGGAACGCCTCCTGTTTCTTCTTAATCTCGATGGTAAAGTCCCGCTAGCAAATCTCTGCTCGTCTATGAGATTTGATGGAGAGCATTTAATCTGCTCCAACGAATACTCCAAGATAGGTACGTTAAACTTTAGT